CCTTTTATGTTTCTTACTGTTTTTATATGGGCAGTCACTGTAGCATATGGGACTACCATATATGGCTTCGGAGAACTCGGATATTATATGATGAATATATTTACATACGATGGTCCAGCTGTATATCTACAAACATTCTCACTAGAGTTTGCTTGGGCAGGATTTGCAGGAGTAGCACTAGGACAATGGTCTATGGGTATAACTAACGCATGGCAACATAGTGACAAACGAGGTAAAGGATACATTCGTGATATCCCATGGTATTTAAGTTTTATTAATTGGGGAGAGGGTAGTCATAAAGCCCACCATAACAACCCCAAAAATTATAGTTTTGGAAAAGGGTTAAATGATCCTTCACAATATATTATTTTATTCCTGGCAAAAATCGGTGCTATAAAGGTTATAAATAATAGGAGTATATAATGAACCAGAGATTGAGACCATTCTAGATGCTACATTCAGAAGAGAGCAAGCAAGTAGCCAAATCTAGTGAGTTAAGTTCTATCATAGAATACAACTCCCCTGTTCGCTTGGGTAATGGTCATAGCAGTTTGATAGTTCTGGCTTTAACAAAAACTATCACTTTTTTTATATGCGTTGTAATGGAAAGGAAATTTTTACAATGGAAAGCATGATGATTGATACTGCACTGCCTGAATATATTTTAACCCTAACACTTGCTGGAATGTTCTTTTTCGTAGGTTGGGTTATGCCAAGAGGAACTTCCCTCAAAAGACTTCAAGGAAAAATTAATAAGAGATTCTATAACTGGGTCGGAGCAATCATGATTAAGTTTCATAATTTCTTTGCTGACGAAGAATTCTATCTTGAACATATCTGGCAAGATACTAAAGAATATGTTCGTAAGAAACACGGATACGAGAAAAAGAAACCCAAAGCACCGACTAAGAAAAAATAATGTTTAGACCACCATATCATGTAGAGTTGAAGGATGTACCCTTCCCACTTTCTGATGTTGAACTTGCAAAACAATTGGCAAGGTATGATCAAGAAAATGGTGATTGGGCAAAGCGAGAAAATATACCTGATGTTTGGTACACTGATAAGTCATCAACCTCTTTTGGTGCTTATGGATTTGTAGCTAATCTTTGGATTAAGAATTATGATTTTGCTCCAGAGTTTTTAAAATGGTTAGATAAAAACATGATGGCTCCAGCACTCGTTGGTACTATCTTTGTATCCCCTCCAGGATATTCCCTAAGACCCCACATCGATTATGCCGAATATTCCGCAGAATATTTTTGGCGAATAAACTTCCCTGTAAATTTACAAGACAACTCTGACAAGTCAATGGCTTTCTGGGATCCTAGAGATTGTAATATGGAAAGACGAAACTATATCAATCATCCAAAGATGCCACATACTGATGCAATGAGTTTAATAGAATTCGATGATGAGACTCGACCTAAAGTTAAAAAACATTTTGATACACAACTAGGCAAGGCATCTATTATATGTGTTGCTGGACCTGACTGTGCTCATAGTATGATATATGATGGGGAGAAAGAAACCTATACAATATCAATTGACTTCAGAGATAAAAGAACTGGAGCTAGAATACATGACTGGAACGCAATAGAAAAAAGAATGGGACACCATTTTGTAAAAGAAGATAGACCATCGCCTATCTCTGCCGAAGTAAAAGACGATGGAGAATTTACTTGGAGTAGATCATGAAGCATGAACCATATTACATGTCATTAAAAGACACACTTGAAAGACCTATTACTAATGAGGATTTGCACAGCATATTAGAGCCACTGAGAGCCAACCCAGCACGAGGTAATATATGTGTAAGGAATAGTTGGTTTCGTATCGAAATGATGAAGCAATGGCGTGATATGATGCTAATGCCTTATGGTTGCAGTATCTTTAGAGCTCACCCTAATTATCGAATGAGTCCACACTGTGACTCCCCAGCAAGACCTAATTGGGGAAGAGTGACTTGGGCATTCGAAGAAACTAGTCCTGGAATATATGAGCCATGGCGACCTAATGAAGAAGAATCTTCTATCATGACTTACTGGGATGCATCCGAAGCAGAGGAAATGGGATCTGATATGTGTAATGTATCAGGGGATCCCGAAAAAGATTTAACATATATCATACCAAGAGAAAGAACATTGCCAGGATACAAAGGAAACTTGAAAGAAGAATTAAGTGTTCAGTTGTCATATCCTGGATTAATTAATGTTGGTCAGCCACATTCAGTTTGGCATAATTCTGATAAACCTCGTATCGCTATCTCTATAGAATTTATGAATAGAAAAGGTGTATTTGAAGGCTGGGATAAATTAGCAAAAACTTTAGAACGATTTGGTTATGCTGATATGGAACAAGATGATAGAACTGTTAAGTATGGTTCGAGATTACATGATGGTTTATTTTCGTGCCTATATAATAAAGAGACTAATGAAAATGTACCAGCGACTGTATTTGATGCGGAACAATTAAAAGATCAATTAGAAAAACATCTAGGAACTAATGCTAAAGGTATGTCATACCAAGAAGCAGAAGATGTTTATATGTCAAATAGAATAGTTGAAAAAGGTGCACCGAAAGGTAAGATGCTTGCTGACCAAGGATTGGACTATGACGAGTTTATAGAAAAACCTGGAAGTCCATTTAAATTAGTTTTTGGTAATGTAATGCAAAGTTTAATTAACATTGAAGAAGAATATAAAAAGAAATATCCTGGAGTATAATATGAATGTAAAACCTGTACATGTAGTTGGTTATGGAATGTCTGATGCCTTGGGCATTAGTCCTGACGAATGCTATACTAATATGCTTGATGCCAAAGATTACTCAAGAGAGATTCCTGGGATGGCAAAACAAGTAGAAGAAATTTTCCACTTAACAATTCATCGAGGAGCGATGCATGATGAGAATAGAATCATTATGCCTGAAGGATTTGATAAAAAGATGTGGAGGTCTATGACCAATGCTCAAAAGATGATGAGTAATACTACTGAACAAGCTATGCAAATGGCAGGTTTAGAACGCAGTCCTAATGTGGCATGTCTTGCCAGTACTGTTTCAAATGATACTGAAGGCATCGATGTTTACTTTGAATATATTAAGTACATGAAGAGGGGTAATGCTCGTAGAGCAGTTAATAGGATCCCTGATATGGGTTGTATGCATATTACTTCTTACTATGGCTTCAAAGGTTTGTCAACTGCTACCTTTGCATCCTGTGCGACTGGTATGGTTAATATTGATTATGCTATGCGTCTTACTGATGAATATGATTATGTTATCTGTACTGCTGGTGATTGTGCTAACTTCCCTATGGGAATTAAATACTTCGCTTGTCTAGGTGCATTAGCAAACTGGTCATTACCATTTGACGATAGACGACAAGGTTTCTTAATGGGTGATGGTGGTGCTTGTATGATATTACAATCAGAAGAAAGTATGAAAAAATTTGGTTCTACTTCTTATGCTAAATTACATAAAGCAGGTATGGCATCTGATGCTGTAGATATGGTAAACCCAGAAGGAGGAGGAACTCGTAATTCTATGAAGGACGCACTAGCTAACGCAGGTGTAGATAATGTAGATTATGTTTGTACTCATGGTACAAGTACTGTTGCTGGAGATCCTATTGAGTATGAAGCTGTATCTGAAGTTATGCCAGGAACAAAAATGTGGGCACCGAAAAGTAAAATCGGTCACACACTTGCTGCTTCTGGAATACTTGAAGGATGCTATGCTATTGAAAGTATGAGAAAAGGTACAGTGCCCCATATTCAAAATTTAAAAGAATCTAAAATAGATATACATGGAACTTTACTTAGAGAAAATGTTAAGTATAGTGATGACCAAAAGAAACGAACTATGTTAAATAATAGTTTCGGATTTGGTGGTAAGTGTATGTCACAAGTAATAGAGGTAAACAATGGCTGAACAGTTGGATATGTTTGAATGCGTCGAATGTACAAAGCTAAAAAAAGAACTAGCAAACTTAAGAAATGCTTATGACACTTTGGCTTTACAATATTCGCAAGAAACAACTCCGACTATGACAGTCAAGCCTACTACTAGCGACACTGGTGAAATATATTCTAATGAAAGATTAGAGAATGGACAACGCAGAAGAATCCCAAGAAGAGAANTAGAAGACTGGGAACAAGCTGGTGTACCAAAAGAACTTATGAAAGGGTGGAGCAAGTGAAATATATACATGTAAATCAATTAGAGATTAGAAAAAACTTAAAGCACGGAACAAACAATCCTGTGATAACTATTAAAGAGGGCAAGAGTAATACTTATTGTCACGAAGTGGAGATTAAAGGTCCAAGCAAAGTTATCTATGGTGAAAATGGTGAGAAGCTATTAAATTGTGGAGCTCGTGTAGTAATACAAACAGAAAGTGATATAGAGGTTATAAGATGACAAATGGAATTTTAAAATTATTTCAAAATAAGAAACCATTTAAAATGGTAAAAGATTGGATGAAGATAGCAGGTCAACCTTGCCCATCTGAAGAACTAGCTGATACAGGTTATAATGCCCAAGCTGATTTATATGCTAATCTTATTGAAGAAGAATATGAAGAATTTAAACAAGCACTCAAAGATAAAGATGAAGTTGAACAGCTTGATGCTGTCTGCGACTTAATCTGGGTTGCTGCTGGTTATGCTCATTCTAAAGGCTGGGATCTAGACGATGCCTTTGCCGAAGTAGGTCGTTCGAACTACTCTAAGTTCCCCACAAAAAAGGATCCAAATACTGGTAAAGTACTGAAATCGAAGAACTTTTCACCACCAGATCTAGTTAAATATATAGATTTTTTCTAAGTCCCTGATTTTATTGAATATTTATTTTAAAAAAAAGTGAAATAATGCTTTACTTTTGGCACAAAGTATAGTAGAATAACTGTATGATTAAAAATAATAAAATAATATATCTCGATATGGATGGCGTTTTAGCTAACTTCGATGATTACTACTTCAGGAATGGAAGACATTCTTTCATCTATGAAGAATTTAGAAATGAAGTAATGAACAATAAACTGTTTGAAAAACTTCCAAGAATGGTAAACATGGATGAGTTAGTTTCATCTGTAAGAGAGATAGCTGATAAGCATGGATATGAAGTCCAAATCTTATCAAGTGTTCATACCCTAACAACTGATCAGTTTGATGAAAGTGTTAAACAAAAAAGATCATGGTTGGCTAAAAATGGTATGGATGATATCAAAACAAACTTTGTTAAAGGTAGAACAGAAAAAGGTGAATGGGGAGCAACAGGTGATATCCTGATTGATGACCAACTTACTTGTGTTCAATACTTTAATCAAAATGGTGGAGCTGGAGTTGTACATAAAAATGTAATTGATACTCTAACTCTATTACAAAAAGTAATTGCCGATCAATTATTACAGAACAGGGAATCAAGAAGTGTTTGAACCAGCAGTAATGTTTTCAGATAGAATACAATATGCAGCTGTGTATGCTAGGAATGCTCATGAAGGGCAGAAAAGAAAATACACAGGTGAAGAATATATTTCTCACCCAACTGAGGTGGCTGAACTCTTAAGACATAATTACAAAGATACTACTGAAGAAATGTATATGGCTGCACTTCTTCACGACACTGTAGAAGATACAGATGCTACTATTTTTGAGATCCAAAAATTCTTTGGGATTGTAGTTGCTAGTCTGGTTAAAGGTTTAACAGACGTGGCTTTACCAGAGGATGGTAATAGAAGAGTGAGGAAAGCTATCGAAAGAGATAGACTTGCGAAGGAATCTAAAGAAGTCCAAACCATTAAAGTCTTCGATCTTATTCATAATTCTATAAGTATTAAAAAACACGATCCCAAGTTCTGGGAAACATTTAAGGCTGAAAAACAGGATTTACTTAATGTAATGACCAAAGTAGATGCATCTGTAAAAGCTCTTGGATTTAAAACTATCACATAGTTTACTTTTAAGTTTTTTTAGTTTAACATATACTAATGATTGAAATATTAGATATTATTCTAACACTTGGTGCATTCACATTATTCATTGCAATACTTGGTTTGTATATTCAAGATAGATTAAAAAATAGGAAAGATAAAACTAAGTGAACATATTTGTTCTTCACCCACATCCAGTAGTATCTGCAAAGCAACACTGTGATAAACATGTGGTGAAGATGATATTAGAAACTGCTCAACTTTTATCTACTGCCCATCGACTATTAGATGGTGTACAAGATTTAAGAGAATCAAGTACAGGTAAGACCCAAACAAAGTATTGGGAACTTCCTGATAACAATATGGAGGGAACTCTTTATCGTGCTACTATGATGAACCATCCTTGTGCTATATGGTGTAGGGAATCTGATGCTAATTATACTTGGGCATATAATTTATTTGCAGGACTATGTGATGAATACACTCATCGTTATGGTAAAGTACATAAAACAGATATGTTATTAAGAGAAGCATTATTTGAGACACCAAAAAATATACCAAAGAAGATTGGATTAACTCCATTCAAACAAGCGATGCCTGAAGATGTAAAACATAATGATAGCATTCAAGCCTATCGTCAATATTATTTAAAATACAAAGCATCATTTGCTAAGTGGACAAACAGAGAGGTACCAGATTGGTATGCCAGCAAAACTAATTAATTATTCGAAAGGTGAACATGGAGACTTATTACAAGAAGTTGCATTCTGTGCAAGAGTTTCTAATCCTAGCAACCAAGCGAGTCAAGAAACGAGTGAAAAATTACTCAACTATTTAATGAAACATAAACACTGGTCGCCATTTGAAATGGTATCAGTATGTATAGAAATTAAAACTACCAGAGATATTGGTAGACAGATACTAAGACATAGAAGTTTTTCCTTCCAGGAATTTAGTCAAAGGTATGCTGAAGCAAATGAATACACTACTCGTGAAGCTAGAGAACAAGATACTAAGAACAGACAAAACTCTACAGAGTTTGAAGATCGTGAAATTGTTGAATGGTTTAACATGCAACAAATGAAATTAATAAAAGGAGTGAAGGACTTATATACAGAAGCACTCGGCAAAGGTATAGCCAAAGAACAGGCTAGAGCTATATTGCCTGAGGGTATGACGCAAAGTACATTATATATGAATGGTACACTAAGATCTTGGATGCATTATATTGATCTAAGAACTGAGAATGGTACTCAAAAGGAGCATATGATTATTGCTCACGAATGTGCTAAAGCTATTGAACCAGTGTTTCCTATGATTAAAGACTTTAATAATTATGAAAAGGATCAAGATAATCAAGAAATCTGGAGAAAATATATCTAGGAAAAAGGATCCTGTAGCAAAGGATTTGAGAACACCTAAGTATAGAAGTAGAGTCATCCCAAATAAAAAGAAGAACATTCCCCCAATAGAAGAGATATAAATAAACGATATGCCATTATATAATGCAAAACATAAAAAAACTGGAGAAGTACAAGAAGTCTTCTGTGGTATGAATGATAAAGACCAGTGGTTAGTTGATAATCCTAAATGGGAATTCATGTTATCCGCACCTAAAATTGTAGATGCTGCAAGACTTTCTAATACTAATGAAAGAAGGAAAGCCACAGGATTTAGAGATGTACTTGAAAGAGTAAAAACTAAAAATCCAGGAAGTAAAATTGACACGGATGTATTTTAATTATGCCAAGATCTAAAACTAAAGATGTGCCAACATCAACAAAAGCGAAATTAAAAATAGCCGACTTGAGAAAAGTCGAGCCATTAAACCAAAGCCAACAAAAGTTTTTTGACTTTTTTAAAGATGAGAAAAAGCAAATCATTATGGCTCATGGTGTAGCTGGTACAGGTAAAACTTATATCGCATTATATAAAGCGATAGAGTCTGTACTCAAGCAAGAGTTTGAAAAAGTATTAATCATTCGATCTGCTGTACAAAGTAGAGAGATTGGTCATTTGCCAGGAGATCTAGAAGAAAAGCTGGAGCAGTATCAATTGCCTTATAAGCAAATTTGTGGTGCACTATTCGCTAAGAAAGTAGATAACTTGGTATATCCTGATCCATACGAAAGGATGATGAAGCAAGACAATTTAGATTTTGCTTCAACTTCATTCGTCAGGGGTTTAACATTTGATAACACGATAGTAATTGTGGACGAATGCCAAAACTTAAACTGGGAAGAACTTGATACAATAATTACAAGAGTGGGTGATCATTCTCGTATTATTTTCTGTGGTGACTATCGTCAAACTGATTTAAAAAGAGGAACTGAAAAAGAGGGTCTCTTTTCTTTCATGGAGATAGTTAGACACATGAAGAGTTATGCTCGTATTGAGTTTACTGTAAACGATATTGTCCGAAGTGACTTAGTAAAAGAATATATTATTGCTAAGATAAAAGCTGAAGATGATAAAATCAAACCAAAAGCTAAAAGGAGCAAAAGAAAATGTTAGATATACTTTTCTGGATTGCAGTCGGTGCATTTATCGGCTGGAACTTTCCACAACCCATATGGGCAAGCTGGGTTGAGTCAACTATCAAAAGTTGGATCAGCAAAATTAACACAAAATAACAGGAGAAATTATGCAAAAGATTATTGATAAAATCAAATGTATTTGGTCTAAAATGTTTAATACTCTAGATTTGAATAAGGATGGCATCATTGATGCTAAAGACTTTACATATCTTGAGAAGAAAACTAAAGACGAGTTAGAAGAACTCGGTCGCAAATTGGGTGTTGAACTCGATAAGAGACAGACTAAAGCTAAATTGGTTGCTGCAATTAAAAAAGCAAAAAAGAAACTAAAAATCTAGAGGAGAATGCAATGTCATTTGATAGAGAGAAGTTAAGAGAAGAACTCATTCGTGATGAAGGAGTTAAGTTCGAAATCTATAATGATCATTTGGGTTATCCTACCTTTGGGATCGGACACCTTGTCACAGTAGCTGACATTCAGGAGTATGGTCAACCAGTAGGAACAGCTGTCACTGAGGATAGATGTTGGGAAGTATTCGACGAAGACGTCGAGCTTTTTGTTGAGGAAGTCAAGAAAGTATATCCCCACATCGAAACTTACCCTGACACTGCTCAAAGAGTCTTGATCAATATGTGTTTCAACATGGGAGCTCCCAGACTTGGGAAGTTCCAAAACATGAAGAAAGCTATTGACGAGGGGAACTGGAAACAAGCTGCAATTGAGGGTAGAGACTCTCGTTGGCATAAACAGGTACCAAATCGTGCTGAAAGACTTATGGTCGCACTTGAAAGCATATAGTTCTAGAATCTGGAACTTGACTTTTAAGTTTTTTGAGAATATACTTTATAAGCATAGGAAAAAAGTATCTAAATGGGACGACTCGTTTCATTCAGATAAGAATGGAAAACCTATAAAAGTAGAGAAGTAAATTATGTTTAATCATGTACCTATTGAGATAGGTAAATTAGTGCAGGTGAATAGTAAGAGTGGGAGATACTACGAAACTCCCACTGGTGCAAAATATCCATCAGTCACATCCGTCACAAAACTTCATAGCCAACAATCCATTTTAGAATGGAAGAAAAGAGTTGGTGAAGAAGAAGCTGGCAGAATATCTAGACGAGCACTCGGTCGTGGTAATAAAATACATTCACTCGCTGAGAAGTATCTTCTTAATGAAGGAGATTGCTCTGATGATTTTTCTAAAGCTGACTTCGGTCAGATGATTCCATACTTGGACAATATTAACAATATTCATTGTTTAGAAACCAAATTATATTCAGACCATTTACAAACAGCAGGAACTGCTGACTGTATAGCTGAGTATGAGGGTAAACTAACTGTGATTGACTTCAAGACCTCTGCTAAGATGAAGAAGAGGGAATGGGTTAAAGACTACTTCATGCAATGTTCTGCTTATGCAGTTATGTTTGAAGAACGAACTGGCACACCTATTGAAAGGTTGCTACTAATAATTAATGTGGAAGATGAAGGAATACAATTAATGGATGGTCGTAGAGATGATTACATTAAAGACTTCTTACATCTAAGAGAAGCATTTAAAAAATTAAAGGAAATGTAATAATGAACGATAGATTGACAGATCAAGTCTTCTATATGCGTGCGGACTCAGAGTGGGTATTAAAACGCACACAGGACTTGTTTAACGATAAGGAAATTGTTGTGTTTGGACTCCCTGGAGCATTTACTCCAACCTGTTCAGCATTTCAATTACCAAAGTATGAAGAACTCTATGATGATTTTATAGAGCAAGGAATTGATGAAGTTTACTGCACAGCTGTAAACGATTCCTTTGTAATGAACTCATGGCTAGATAATCATGAGATTAAAAAAGTTAAAGCCTTGCCAGATGGTAATGGTGATTTTGCAGCATCAATTGGTATGCTCGCAGACTTTAAAAATAGGGGATTTGGTATGAGGAGTTGGAGATACTCTATGTATGTTAAGAACTCTGAAATCCAAGTTAGATACAGTGAATGGGGCGAACCACAAGATTGTCCTATTCAAGATCCTTTTGATGTTTCCAACGCAGAGAAAATGTTAGAAGCGATTAAACATTTAAAACAGCATTAATATTATGAGCAATTCAGATGGAATAGATACAGGCATGGGTCCAATGGATCCAAAGTTTGGTTCAGGTAATGGCATGGGATCAATGGATCCTCGTCAGATAGATGAATGGTATGAGAACTACGCAGTTGGTTGCCCACCTTTCGCAGAGGATGTTAGGCAAGAATTATTAGATCTTAAGACAGACACTAGAGTATTGAGAGATGCTATTTGTTTATCGGCAGCACTAACACTAAATGCTCGCGACCTTGTACATGATATCACACAATCTATAATGGATTATAAAGAAGATCTTGCTGCTATGCGAGATGATATTATTACTCTGACGCACCAAGCTATTGGCGACTTTACTCTTGGCGATTATACTCTTATTAAAGAGGGTGATGGATTTATGTCACCTGAGATTCGCCAGACAGTTGCAATTATAATGAATATAAAGCTCGATACTGATCATATAGATGTTCAGAGAATGCGAGAACTTGTATCAATAATTAGAAGGGTGCATATCCTAATATAATAAATAAACAGTATCACGATAGGGGGAACTTATGTTTAAGACAAAGCCACTACTTATAATGATTATATTATCCATGTTTTTGGTTAATGGGGCAAAGGCTATGTTCGGTGTTCCTGAAATACAAACTGATAATAAGCAAACATTCATTACTTCAATGAATAAGTGTATTGATAAAATATACTACAACCAAGACGAATCTCGTCACTTTCCCAGGGAACTAATTATTGCTCAAGCGATACTAGAATCTAGTTGGGGGAAATCTCGCTTCGCAAATGAAGCAAACAATCTATTTGGTATAAGAACTTGGAATGAAGATACTCCACATGTTAAGCCTGTCACCCATGACAATATATGGTATGGCTGGGGAGTAAAAGCCTACGATTATAAATGCGACTCTGTAAATGATGTTGTAAGGATATTAAACGATCTACATTATTACGAATCGCTAAGAAAGGCTAGAGATAATGGAGCTGATGCAACTGAATTAGTGTATCATCTACAATCTTTTAGTACCAATCCAGAATATGGAAACTTACTAAAAGGCATTATTCTGAGTGAAATTCAATAACCACTAAATAGTTGTGTCGCTACCCAGAAAAGGGTTAGATACTATTTTCAATTGTACTAAATACTAGTATATAAAGATTGGAGAATCAAAATTATGTCATCATTAAACCCAAACAAATTAAAGACTCCTACTGCACAACAGATCAGAATGACTCGGGCAAAGATTTCCGAAGTAGATACCGACGCAGGAAGAGCAAAGATCATTGAAACTTTTGCTGAGATACAAGAAGCTGAAGCAAAAGGACTTACCCAACCATCATGGGAAAACGATAGCAACCAAGAAGAATACAATTTCATATTTAGAAATGGTCAAGAATTTAATACTATCTGCCCAACACTAGAATTCGCTAAAGCACAATGCGAAACCTTCTTAAAAGATAACAATAGAAGTGGTGAAGACTGGGAAGTATTTGATGTAGAGATTACTGACTTAGAAGAAGTCAAGGATAGATTATATAAGGCACCTGTATTACATGTTGGTCATACTGACACTGTAATGGGTACTCTAGAAGATGGCGACGAAGACTTTAAAAAAGCATTCGAAGCAGTAGATGAAGATGAAGCTAAGAAAAAATACTTCAAAATTCTTGAGAACTCTCAAGGTCATGTTATTGGTGAAGTAGAAGTAGATAAAGACGGCAACGAATTAACTGCTAAGAAAACCAAATCATCTAAGAAAAAAAGTTAAAAAAACACTAAAAATTCCAATCTTTTAAGGGGAAGCCAGCAATGGTTTCCCTTTTTTTTGTTAAGTCCTTGTTTTTAAATGAAACTTTTATTGAAAAAAAGTGAGAAATGTCTTTACTTTTGGTTCATAATAGGGTAAGATATAGGTATATTAAATAAAAAAACGAGAGGTAAATAACTATGACAATTAATATAACAAATAACTATGAATATTCTGGTGTAAATGCTGACGCATGTGCAGAAGTTGAGAGAGTATGTACTTTTAAACAAGGCATCAAACATTATGGTGTTCCAGGAGCTGCATTTAAAGGTATGCAAAAGGTCGCTTCTTTAATGAGAATGAGAGAAGTAGAAAACAGAGAAACAGGTAAGACTGAGAAAAAACCTGCTTATTTCGCAGTATTTGATGCTGATGAAATGCAGTCTAGAGCAAGACTCTATATCTCAGCTAAAAAACAGGCAGCCAAGAAGGTTGCCTAAGTCCTTGATTTTAAATGAAACAAAAATCAAAAAAAAGTGAGAAATGTCTTTACTTTTGGAACAAAATAAGGTACAATATAGGTATATTAACAATAAAAAAGAGGAAAAAAATATGAGTAAAATGGGAAATTTAGTAGTAGAGCTTCAAGAATCAGCTCAAGATTATATCAGCGATTATGCTGATAAAAAATATCTAACATTGTTAGATGCTAAAGATGCTTATCTTGAAAAGAATGGCGAGTGGGCAGAATCTATATTTCAAACTGAAGCAGAGACTGCATCAGAGATTGGAATTATATAATGTTAGAAACGATTCTATATTTTGTAATATTTCCAGTTATGGGATTTACATTCTACTGTGCTTGTGTAGCACTTTATCTACACACAAAGGAAACTTTTGGAGATGACATATAATGTTTAAAGGAATTCTTTTATTGGTAGTGGTATGTTGTTTATCACTTTATTTAATGGGTGCAGTCGCAGGACTGTAAATTTGAGAGGTATATTATGCAAGTAATTATTAGTACACAATACAACGAAAACTATAATGTTGAAAATCCTGGAGAAGGAAACGATCGTTGGAAATCTAAAGGTGGTTCAGACTATAAAGTCCAGAACATTGACATTAATGATACTGATGCGATGAAAAAAATTGTCGCTGATGTATGTAAGATGATTGAATATAAAACTGTTCAATCTGAAGAGTATGTTATCGACTGGGAAGTAAGGTCTGATAGATGGCAATCTTCTTTTGAACAATCTCAGCTTGAGCACGAAGGATATCGTGGTTATCAAGAACCAATCATCTACCAAAAAGATGGTGAATGGTTTAAGCAAAAGGATTTTGAAGGATACAAAGGTTGTTCAAGATCTACTTACAAATACACCGATGGTAATTGGGAGTATGTTAAGCATCTTTCTTTTGACAAAGCAAGAGAGGACTATTCAGATGATTTATCAGCTGAATTGTGTTATTCAGATGATTGATGTATTAGAAGAGATTAAATTCTTAAAAGAGATTTATAGCGATATGCAATACCAATCACGTGAAACTCTCAGCGAACAACTATTGTTCGTGAAGATTGAAAGACGAATTGCGGAGAAAGAATTAGAACTCAAGGCATTTGAATGTGCTATGATGAGCGAGTCTGAAGCAAAGTCGTTGAATATAGCTAAAAAAATAATTGAAAATAAGTGAGAAAGTTCTTTACTTTTAACATATAATCATATAGAATAGGTTTATTATGGCATTATTACCAATATATTATAATACTACTCGCATGGGTGGTAGATCTAAAGTGAAAAAAAAGCCAGGATGGCAGGCACGTGAGCAGGCACATAATGCTTGGCTTCGTGAAAATGGTGTACATCCCGACCAGCTAAAAAAACGTGCTAAGGAGTTTAAGCCATTACAGGTATCTCCTGAAGCTAAAGCACGTGAGAAACAGATGAAAGAATATAATGAAAAGTATAAGTCGTTGTCTACTGAGGGCAAGATGTCTGGTAATACTTTTAAGAAAGAGCCACAGAAATATACAGGTACATTAGTCACAGGTATCGCTCAGATGCATAAGTCTAATGCTGTACCAGTTATTAATAAACAACAAGCGATAGATGTCGCTAAAATGAGAAGAGGGTAGTATGGAAGAACCAATTGCAAGAGCAATAGTAGTAATTTTGTATTCAGGAATATTAGTTTATCTTGGGTATATAATGGGACGCAGAAAAAATACTCAAGTCATTGCCGATACCATAGAATCTTTAATGCGCACAGGATTCGTTAAGTGGTATTGGAAAGACAATCAAAGAGAGATTGTTAAATGGTCTGAGCAAACACCTAAGGAGAAAAATGTTTAGAGTTATTTGGAACATGCTTAAGAACGATCTTAAGCAACCAGAGGAAGAAGTAAAGACCACGCATCAAGACCCAGATCCAGATGATCTATCTATTGATAATGCGTATAAGACAAGATGGGTTTGGTACCATACAATTCTAGCGATAGAGTTGTTTATGGTGAATGTGATTTTGATTGCCATTTTGGTAGTCTTAGCAATTAAATTATAATGAAGGAGAATAATATAATGAACCATGTAGAATTGAGTAATAAGATACAGCACTTTGCTATCCGTCGAGATATCCCAGGGCTGACCACATTGAAAGCTGATATGAAAACTGAAATCGAACGACTTGATCGTTGGTTCAATAAATATCTCCACGTGCAGGGTGACCACATGAATCCCGATAATCCAGATACTAAAGCATGGTCGCTTTATAATCTTAAGATGGCTGAGTATGAAAAGGTATCTGATCGTATTACATCTATTGACCACTACTTAACAAAATTTAATAATAAAGGATCTATATATGAGCGAATTGAAAACGCAGGCTTTTCCTACTCAGTTTGAGAATTCTAAATCATTTGCTCAATACATTGAGAGAGTGGTAAAAGAAAAGCAAGGAATAACACACATGGACGCAATACTAGAATATTGCGATAAAGCTAACTTAGATCCGAAAGAGATGAAAGGTCTTATCAGAGGGGCATTGAAGGACAAACTAGAAGCAAACTTCAGCGACCTGAACTATCTACCGAAAACTGCGAAGTTGGATGTTTAATGGATGGGTATCGTGTCTATAAATTATACATGGCTCTTAAATTACACTTTCATAATAAGAAGTATAATGTCTTTGAGAATAAAGGTGCCATTCGTGGCAGTAGGGAGAAGTTCTATGTTCGTAATGATGTCAAACTTTTTGAGAAACTAAGCGATGATTTCAAAAGCGATCGTGATATTGTTGATTACTTTGTCAGTAATTTCAGTTATGGGCATGATGCAACCCTCTATTCCAGGATTACATCCGATACCTATGCAACCAAATGGAATAGAGTGCGAGAATCCATGCATAACACCTTTAAATCAGATCTCTCCACAATCTTATTACACTTAGAAAAAGAGAAATTGACAGAGAAACAATTATATAATTTTAATGGGGTAATTCCCGAACTAATGAAGATGGTTCTTGGTGAGCATGTACATGTACAAACTGTATGCATCTTGGATCATTATAAAGGATTCTTTGAGAATTGGGACTTGAAAGCAGGAGTTGCTTTTGAAGAAGATGTTCTCAGGATAGCGAAGTCGAAAGGCTTTGTGAAGTTTGATAAATCTAAGTTTCAGCAGACTTACCTCTCGTTTGAAGCTGATTTATCTGAACTAAATAAGAGTACTTGAACTTGACTTTTAAGTTTTTTTCAAGTATTATAAAACAATACAACGCATATAACGCATATAATAAGGAGTAAAATTATGGTTGATTTAACATCACTGAAGAAGGATTCCATGTCCGACTTCACCAAAATATCTGGAGAGTTCGACAAGATCGCTAATCCCCAGAGTTCTAAGAAAAAGGATTATGGACCAGATGAAAGATTCTGGAAACTTGATCCAGATAAAGCAGGCAACGCAACAGCAGTACTTCGTTTTCTACCTAGAGTAGAGGGTGACGAATTGCCGTGGGTTCGTGTGTTTAGTCATGGCTTCCAAGGTCCAACTGGAAAATGGTATATTGAAAACAGTTTAACTACACTGGGTGATAAAGACCCTGTGGGTGAATTGAATTCAAAGCTATGGAACAGTGGCTCTGAAGCTAATAAAGAAATTGCTCGTAAGCAAAAACGAAGACTATCTTATATGGTCAATGTTTTAATTGTGAGCGATCCGAAACATCCCGAGAATGAAGGACAGGTCAGACTGTATAAGTTTGGTAAAAAGATCTTTGATAAGATCATGGAAAAAGCCAGACCTACATTTGAGGATGAGAAACCTGTGAATGTATTTGATTTATGGACAGGAGCTGACTTCAGACTTCGTATGAAGAAGGTTGCTGGCTATCCTAATTATGATGAAAGCCAATTCACAGAGGTGAAAGCAGTAAATGGTTCTGATGAAGAGTTAGTTAGCATTGTTGAAAAACAGCATAAGCTATCTGAGTTTATTGCACCAGACCAGTTCAAGTCTTTCGAAGCATTGTCGCAAAGACTAATGGATGTTCTCGAGGATGAAAACGCAGGATTGGGTACAGCATCTGATGCAGTACTTGAAACTGTAGCAGCAGCACCTGCACCTAAGAGTGCTGTCGCACCTGAGCCAGTCGCAAAGGCTGAGCCAACTCCACAGGCTGAAGTTTCTTCACCAGCTGGAGAGGAAGAAGATGTAATGTCATACTTCCAAAAAATAGCAGACTCTGAGTAATAGATTCAAAATCTGCGGAGAGGGGATCGTAAGATCCCCTTTCTTTTTATAATGAAAGGAACTACATGAAACACTATTGGAATCTAATAATGAATGACAGGTTGAATGCGATTAGCCATTTGCCTTTTCAAGTCAAATTTATGTCTATGCAAATCCTAGCATGGATGTGGTCAGCAACATTTGGTATCTATGTCGTAGAAAGCATTTATGCCTTTGGCATATCTGCCCTTGCACATGCTCTCTTTATTACTATGACTGTTCTGACTTACATATACTTCAAGCAAGTACAAAATGCTAAAGTGGATGGTATCTTAACTAGAGGTAAAGGTGGCGAACATGAATGATGGTAGATATGACTACACAGCACATCTACATAAGTTCGAAGTGAGTTATCTTGAGGGAACTAGTAAGGAAATGATCAAGCAGGAAGTTATGCATCATACCTATGGGGAAGCTGAACAATTTGTTAAGGAACGAGATCCTAGGAACATTGCTATAAAGTCTTGTAAATATATTGAATACTGGGGACCATCAGGTAAAGTTGATGGAGAACGAAGTGGATTCGTTGACAATGTTATTGACTAAAGGTTAAGCTCCTTGATATCTAAGGAATGGATTATAGTTATTATCTTTGTTCTTAGCTGATTTAGGGAATGCCATAGAATTAGTGGCAGTATTGGCTTGGTTGTTTACATTAGTATTATTCACGACAGTCGTATTGCCACCAGCACCTCCGCCATCTGTTCCAGATTGAGCGATCTTCTTTTCTCTATTAATAGCTTCATCAATTTTACTTGAATCCATAAACTCAGAAGTGTCTCCCTTGAGAACAGTTTTATTACCATCCCCATCTGTCATTATCTTATCTTTTTTATTTATCTTAACACCACCAGCAGTTTCTGTACCTTCAACTGGTGAACCCTCATCCCCACCTTCTACCGAAGTTGAAGGATCTGAATCTCTGAATGGGAAGAATCCATCAAAGGAAACTTTCTTACCAATTATTGGAATAGTGAATGAGAATGCAGGGATACCAAAGTTATCCATGATTGCATCAAACATACCATAGATCTTTTCTTTTAATCCATCAAAGCCAAACAATCCTGCTACAGCATCTAAAATGTTTAAGAAGAATTTTGGTATGATTAGTATTAAGTCAAAGAAGAAGTCAGATATGTTTTTAAACATACCCTCGCCATCCTGATTAGTAAACATATTCATCATAGAATTAAATAATTCCATAATAGGTCGGATAGGTGCCATTATAATATCACCCATAAAGTCTAAGATGTTTTGTAAGAAACTACCGATGGCATCTATAAAGCCACTGAACATATCAGCGAATGAAAAACTATTAAGTGCATTCTTAGCATTATCAAAACCAAACAAACCAAGTAGCCAAGCAACAGCACCCTTTACCATATCAAGTGGTCCAAAGATTAATGAATTAAATAAACCTTTGACAGCTCCAGTTAATCCACCAATAATACCACCCTCAGCAAAACCTTTCATCATGCCTTTTATTGTATCGAATAATGTTATGATAATTAAGATTGGTAAGAAAACTTTTGAAGCAACTCTTGCTACACCAGATATGGCTTTGAAGAATGTACCAATGTAGCTACCAACAGCTCTGAACATATTCATTACTTTGGTAAGCATACCACCAGTTCCTGCTAAAGATTTCATCCCAGTTTTTAGTACACCAAACATCTGAGAGAATGCAGTTCCGAATGGTTTAAGACCATTCATAAAGTTTCTTAATATTCTAGGAGTCTTGCCTAAAGCACCTTTTGCTCCACCTTTAAATAAGTTTGTAAGTGGTGTAAGCATTTTAGCAAACCCAGCTCTGATAGATGTACCAAACCCTCTGACAGTTTTGCTAAGACCTTTAAAGGTCATTCTTATTTGTGCTTGAAGTCTTGCAGGAGCGAATAACTTAGCGAACATTCCAATAGCTTTTAACTGGGCACCAATTAATCCAATTAGTCCACCAATAACTAGAGCAAGGACTTTACCCAACTTGCCTAATTTACTGAACGCAGATCCTTCGTCACCACCACCACCCTCATCATCTTTAGATTTACCAGCGAGGACTTCTAAATATCCAGCCATCATAGTAAACACTTTCATCTCTTCAGCAGATTGTTCCTGTGTAGGCATAATCTGTTCTATTTCTTCACCAATTAGTTTAGCCAACTCCTCGTTCTTAGGAGTAGCTTTTCTTCTATCTGGTAAAGCGTCTTTGTCTGTTGGTGTTTGAGTTGGTAGTGCCATCTATCTATTTCTCATTTTTAAATTTTGTTGTTCGTTCTTAGCCTTTTCTTCTTCAAGGTGTTTGACTAACATAGAAGTATATATCTCTCTTTCAAAAGGAAACATATTTTCCAGCTCAGTCAACGAATACTTATGATGCTGTATTAAAGCAAAGTTCGTCTTGTAATGATTCATCAAAGAATCATGACTGAGCATTAGCCAAAAAAACTTTGCAAACCCTCCAGAGTTTTCTTATGCTGTTTGTCACAGCTAGGACATTTGTACTCTATATCCTTAGTCATCTTGGGCATAGATTCAAAGAATCCCTTTACCTTTGTAAACTGTTCTGAAGTTAAGTTATTAACAAAGTCATTTACTTCGTCAATAGTTTGGTCTTTAATATAATGTAATTCACTTCCTTCATAAATGGTTTCCATTGAATCCATTATAATTTCAAAAACTTTACTAGGATCTGCTTCTTCAGTCAGTCCTTGATATTTCATTATAGTTTCTATTGTAGGATATTTCATTACAACTCCTACATCGCCCCATAAATTAATTTTCTTATTATGTCCTTCAGGGAATACCACTGGTATCTGTGTAATGTCTACTGACAATTTAACTTGTGCTTTGGGATTGTCTTTACATTCCTCAACATCACATTTCCCTATTAGTTCAACAACCTCTCCAACTGATTTACCTCGCATTTGAGCGAAGCAATATTCTAAGTCAAAGGTTGCTAAGTTGTCAACACTAATATCTTCTTCAATACAATTTTTAATTAAATCTCTAAGAGTATTGACCATAACTGTCTCATCTTCAGATTGCATTGCTAACATTAATGCCTTCTCGTCTTTCACAACGAATGGTCTAAATTTTACATCTTGACTAGTAGATGGAATCGTCAGTGGATATACTGGTGATTGATTCTTTGGTAAAGCCATTATTAATCTCCTTCATTATTATTTGGTACTTCTTTCATATCCTTCAAGAATTTATTCAATTCAGTTGTAGAACCAACATAGATAGAATTATTCTGTACTCCTGGAGCCTTAGAATCATTCTTGCTATCTAGTTTCTCTTTTTGCTGATGTAATTCTAACAGTTGAGAATTAATATCAGCTTGTTGCTTCATAAGATTACCAACAACTTCAAACGCACGAGGGTGTTCTGATTGTTTAGCAATTTCTAAAGCATGATTAAGAGCGTCTTGACCTTTCTCCAGGATATGTAGGAGATTGTCTCGAGTAGTATCATAATCACTCTCAATCTTTTCTTCAGCTGTATTAAATACAACTGGTTCTAATTTCTTTACAGGTGTAATTTCCATAGTTGGTGTGCCATCAAATCCTGCTGGCAAATCAAATACTTTTCCTAGACCTTTATCTATNTTACTCATCGTCTTCCACCTTNTGAGTTGTTTCCACCATATGTCACAAAGCCACCTGAGAAAGTGACAGGATTGCCCTTACCATCTGTGACGACATTTGCTGGTATATCTTCTTCAATGCGATCTATAACTGTTGGTGCTGTAGGAACACCAGTAGGAACATCGCTAACTCCTGCTGGTAATTTTTCCTTAGAATATTGTGCACCTCTCCAATATCTAAATGTAAGTGTGACTCCCAACTTCATTACTTCTTTTCCTTCAGCAGTAAGTGCAATTGGGTTAATCGTTTTTGGATAACATTCATATAATGTCACACCATAAATATTTTTATCTTGTTTATCTAATACAAAGATAGTAATATCTTTTGTATAATTTTTATAGTAATTAAACTTTCTTGTCACAGGATCTATTACTTGTCCCATCCAGTTATCAAAATATGTTTTAACTTTCATAGGACGATCAACATAGAACTCCATGTTGACTGCTTCAAATAATCTTTCATAAGGCATCTCTCTATATTCACCAAATGTTCTTGCTGGTGTTGTAGAGTTATTTAATCCTGGGAGTTGAGTAGACGCACAATACATTAATAGCATTCTAGACATATCGCTACCTTCCATGTTTGGAAGTACAACAGCATATCTGTTGGTGATTGCTAATCCCTCTTTCTTTACTTGTGAAGTAAAGTCGTTGAGAGTTGTTTTTGGAGCTTCGTTAAAATTACTTGCCATACAACTATTTAGTTCTATCTTTTATACTTTAATTCAGGATCGCCTGTTATTTCAGCCATCTTCTCAAAGGGCAGTCCTGGAGGTATGTCTAGAGCTCGTCTATCAAAGTCAATTAATAGAATTAATCGGTGTTCGAAGGAGTAATTATGGGCAGAGTGTATATATTGATTATTAAAGCCAAACGAATCAGACCAATCTACCTCTGTACCATTCACCTCAAGGAATATGTCACCTGTGGGTATATAAAGGGGTATATGCACTCTAATATGATGACCTCGTCTGTTTTCGGGACCTGTATGCCTATGTATAATAGAATCTTTCACTAGTATAGAATAATTGGCAATAGGAACTATGCCTTCATATTTGTTAAGGATCTTATTCGCAGTAGGATATAGTGGTCTTGCCTTTTCACCTTCTTTATCAACATAATTAGTTGCTGGTGGTTGATACTTTAAATAAACATTTTGCCATGCATCTAGTTTGGCAGGTTTCCTATCTTTATTACCAGACACATGCCCCATGCTTTCTCTACTCATTACAGGTACAGCTTTGTTGTCTAATACCCATTGTAATTTTTCATCCATAGATAACTCATTATCAAGATGACCAACAAGGTCGTGTATCAACATGCCTTTCTGCTCTTCTAACTCATTAAAGACTGCATCAAGTTTAGGATACTCACCTCGTTTAAATATTTTTTGTTCTTGTATTTCTCGTAGTCTTTTTTTATCTATTGTAGACCACCATGGTAATGTCATTTTATTCATTATCTATTGCTCCTGATTTCCAACTTGGGTTAAGGACTTCGCCATCTCTAGCGTAGTCAATTAAATATTTATCTTTACACCCTACAAGTTCTTGTAGCTTAGTCACATGGTAAGAATTGGGTATGCCTAAGAATGGTCTATGCAAATCCAGTATCATAACCAATCTATGTTTACCTGTTCTATTGTGTGCTGAGTGTACAATCTGATTATTAAATGCAAAGGGTGCTTCATTAAATTGTATCTCTTCATCATTTACTTCTAAAAATATATCACCCTCTGGTACATATAGAGGGAAGTGTAATCTTAGTGTCTTACCATTTGGATTCTCATGACCTGTATGTCTTAGTACAACTGAGTTTGGTGCAATCATTGAGTAAGTAATTACATTAATATATTCATCGTATTTTTCTATAATCTTTTTTAGTACAGGAAGTCTAGAACGATTAAGCAACATTCTATCTTCACTAACTTCTGATATATCTTCNACAATTGTGGGTTTCCAAATTAAATTCATGGCATGCCANTTATCCATATTGCCTGCACCCAATTGCTTGATGCCTTTATTTATCTTTGGCTTAACTTTTCCAGTTTCAAATACAGGTAGTGTATCCTGCTTATACATTTGGTCTAGTTTTTGTTGAATGTTGCCCTGATAGGGTGCTATTACTTCTTCAAGTAAAGCTGGGCAAAGGGGAAGAATATCGTTAAAGACTTCATCTAATTTGGGGTAGTCACCTTGACGAAAGATACCTTGTATTTTTGCTTTGTGTCTTTCTTCAGCTGACCAGTATGAATACTCTGGTAGATCCATAATAAAATCCTATTAACTTTGAGCTATCTCTAAACTCTCTCTCCAAACTCTATCTTTAGTTGCTCCTCTAAATCTTTCAACTGGTAGCATCATTGCTGTGTTCCAATTTTCTGGATTAACTTGTAGGAATTGAGATTTCACTTGAACTTTTAAATATTTCTTTACAGCAGGCTTGCCTAATGCTAACCTTGCCGATCCCCTTATCATAGCCCACTGAAATTTTAATCTTGTAGTGTCATCCATTTTTTTATTAGAAGCTGTTGTCATTAATCTTTCTAACAACCTTACTCTTAACAAGTATGGTAGATAATGCATATTAAGTCCTAAGAAAAATCCTGATTGAATTTCGAATGGGAATACTAAAGGGAATTGATCATAGTATGGTAATTTGTCTGCAGTCTTAGCTTCGTACATGAACATATATAATCTTCCAGGCAATAGTCTAGTAGAACGACCATCCTGTTGCATAATCTTTCTAGGCTGTGGTCGCATTTGACGCAATCTAACAACTTCTTTGTTAAACCAACCTCTTGACTTCTTAGCAATGTTTGGATCAGTTGCTGCCTTATCAAAAAATATTTGTTCTTTGGATTTAGCCATCTAATTTTCCTAGACTAATTAACATTTTTTTATTTTGTTCGTGGGCTTCGACTATGTCTTCTTTACTTTGACCAGTGTAAGGAACTGCATGAAATTCTTGTATCATTTGTTTATTGACAGACTTACCATCTATCCATATATCTCCTAAGATACGACCAAACTTTCCAGTCTCGTAATCTTTGTATGTTTTGACTGATAATTTTTTGCCATTCTTCAATGCTTCTTTTAAATATTCTTTAGCAAGGAGTCCTCGCTTTTTCTCATCTAAATCTCTTGTTCTTGACTCTGGAGTATCGATACCGAATAATCGTACTCTTGATTTGTACAGAATATCAAAACCGATGTCAATAATAACATCAATAGTATCGCCATCAACTACTTTGGTCACTGAGCTAATACGATATGAGAAATCTGTAGGATCGCCTAATGTTGGTTGTGGCATAATGTCTCCTGATTAATTGTTTATCTACTATTTAGTTTTCTTTTCAAGACCAGTCTTGTAAGTTAATCCTAATTCATCTTCAGTAAGTATAATGAATTTTTGCCCTCTATCTAACGCATAATTCTCTGCTGCTTTCCATTTTGCTGCATTTACAACATATGCTTTTGACTCTGTGAGGTATCGCTTTGTTCTTCTTCCTGAGAATTTAGGAGGGTTGCATTGAACTTTTGGTTTTATTTCAACTAAATAGGTATGTACAAGACCTTCTTTATTTTTGACTGAAATTGTAAAGTCAATAAAATATCGATGTATTCTGTTATCAATGGGTGAGCGATAAGGCACTACTGTTTCTTCACTCTTCCATTTTAATACATTGTCTGTGCGATCGCACCAAGTAGCGAAGCGAGTTTCCCAACTAGACCTCATAATGATGTTGTTGTGGTTTCCTTCGTACTTGTGGGGATTAATTGGGGTGTATTTTCTCTTGTGAAACATAACTAAATATATCCTATAGAAAACTATTTAGGAACTAAAAATGCCAAGATTTGCAAATCCTTTTAAAGCTGGGACAGTCACAACACCACACCAGTCTACTTCTCAAACTACTGTATCAGACACAGATCTAAATGCTGCAACAGGCAAGGATAATGCATCAAGTCAATATGCTGTATCTCATCTTTCTTACCCAGACGATCTACTAAATGTCCCAGACTATGGTGGCAATTATGTTATGTTCTTCATCAACGAAAGACAAGAATCAAAAATAGCTCAAGATACTACTAGAATATTGGAGGATGTAGATCCTGCAGTTGGTAGAGCTATCAATGGAGCAGGTTTCAGCAATGTAGCTGTACTTGGTTCTTCATTTTTAACTGGAGCTGGAGCTGGTGGACTTATTGGTGGTCTACTCGGTGGTGGTGGAGCAGGTGTCACTAAAGGTGCTGCTGCTCTTGGATTAATTGGTGGTGGAACTGCTGCGTCATTGGGTACAGCAAAAGGATTAAACGCATCGGCATTGGGTAAAGAATTTACCAAACCAGCTAAGAGAATGAAGCACGCAATTGCTTTACATATGCCAAATAACTTTGCTATTCGTTCTGGTGCTCAGTATGAAGAAGCAGAAACATTTATGGCTCAAGCATTTATGCAAGGTATCGATGTTATTACTGAAGGAGCAACTGATTTAGCAGCAGGTATGGCTGACCAACAATCAGGGAAAGAAGCGATAGGCAGTTTAGTCAAATCACTAACCGATGGTGGTGCTGGTGTTGCTCAATCTGCAGCATTACAAAATATTCCAGGATCTGAAGCAATACAAGCCATGGCAGGTGTCGCTCCTAATCCTAAAAAAGAACAAATATTCAAGAACATGGATTTTCGTACATTCCAGTATGACTATCAGTTCTTCCCTCGCTCGGCTAAGGAATCAGAGAACATAAGAAACATAGTAAACACTTTCAAATACCATATGCATCCTGAATTTAAAGATGATGATGGTTTCTTATATATCTATCCTGGAGAGTTTGAGATATACTACTACATTGGGGATAATCAAAATCCTTATGTACATAAACATACTTCAGCTGTCTTAAAAGAAGTGAATGTAAACTATACACCACAAGGACAGTTCGCAACATTCGATAATGGAGCTCCAACGCAAATTAATATGACACTATCCTTTCAAGAACTATCTATTCTTACTAAAGGTCATCTTGATGCATTTGGTGAGACTCCACCGAAAGAACCTAAAAGTGGAGCAGTAGAAGAATAATGGCTGATAGTTATTTTAAAAAATTTAAAGAGATATACTACATCACAAGAGTTGGTGATCGTGAAGAATTAAAAGTTCTAACCGACATCACAACTAATGTAAGATTAAGAAAGAAAATATTACAAAATGTGACTGCTTATGAATTTTATAATCTAAAGCAGTTTGAAACAATAGAAAACCTTGCTGAAAAACTTTATGGGAATCCACAAATGCATTGGATCCTCATGCTTATTAATGATAGATACGATTATATCAATGACTTCCCCTTAGAACAAGACGCATTTGATAAAATGATCACTGCTAACTACTCATCTCCTGATGCCATTAAGTGGTGGAAGAAAGATGGACTAGTGGTTGATTCTACACTTGCTGGGGCAGCAGCACAATCTCATCGTCAGTATGAGCAAGAAAGAAATGAAGCCAAGAGGAGAATAAAGATCATAACTCCTGCATTAGCCAATCAGGTGGTGCGTGAGTTTAAAAAGATGGAATTATAGATTATGTCAACTCAAGATGGAGTCACATTCGCTGGTGATGTCACCATTAACTCAATCGAGTTAGTCGCTGGTGGTTCAAAAATAGATATAAGAGAACAGGTAGCTAATATCGAGTTCTTTGAAGATATCTTTTCACCTTTCATAACAGGTAAAGTCGTGATGAGCGACTCGCAAGACCTACTCAATCGAATGCCATTGATTGGGCAGGAACTTCTACAGGTGGATATCGAAACACCTGAATTGCCTGGAGGAAAATTCAAAGGCACATTCTACATACATAAACTCACTGAAAGAATCTCTATGGGTGACACTAAGATGGGTTATGTACTACACTTCATCAATACCGATGCCGTGAAGGACAAGAATAACTCCCTTAACAGTGCGAAAAAGGGCTATTGTAGCAACATAGTACAGGATATTGTCGCAAAAGACCCCAAAGGACTCGTATCCACAAAGAATTTAAACATGACACCGAGTATGAATGGTACTCGATTCGTCTGTAATAGCTGGTCACCGATGAGAGCGATTGATTTTGTCACGGAACGAGCAAAGAACACCCATGGCATAGCCGATTATGTCTTTTATGAGAATAGAGACGGATATAACTTCCTCGGACTGTCAGAACTATACGAACAATCACCGATACAAGAATTTATTGACGATAATGAGTCCGTGGATGGTAGTGATACCGACAAGTCCTATAAAAAGGTCTCTAAATTGTTTATGCATGAAGGATTTAACTTCTTTGAGCGTCTTTCCAGTGGTATGTACATCAATAAGCTGAGCAATTATGACTTAATGACCAAGACCTATACCTCTGAGAACTATTCAGGACATGAGATGTTCAAATCTTTACCCTCATTGAATAAATACCCACTAGCAACGAGTGATGTAATTGCCAATGCAGATGCAGCATCGTTTAATATGCATACGCATGAGAATATGCATAAAGGCTTTGGTGATACTAGTGTAGAAGCCACATTACTCCAAAGAACAGCACAGATGGCGACCACGAAAGCCTTTACTGTGAATATTGAAGTCCCAGGACGATGGGATTACACTGTGGGGAAAGTTATTAATCTAACCACATTTAGAAAAGAGTCCACCGACAAGGATACCGACATGTTAGATCCTATGTTTAGTGGCAATTATCTAATTTCGGCTATTGGACATACTGTCACGAGCAAGTCACATACTTGCCATATGGAAATCTTTAAGGACAGTCTAATATTCGACCTAACCCAATTGAGAGACCAATAAGATGAAAATATATACAGGTATTGTCGAGAATAGAAACGATCCACTTAAAGTTGGTCGTTGTAAAGTTAGAGTACATGGTGTACATGAGAATGATACTGCCATACTCCCAACCGAAGATCTACCATGGTCAGTACCAGTACTCCCTACCTCCTCCGCATCTATATCAGGTGTCGGCACCAATCCAGGTGTAGTCGTAGGCAGTATAGTCGCCATTCTCTTTACCGATCCTGATCTACAAATGCCATTAATGCT